ATTCTCTCTTTGAACTCAGAGCTCCACCCCGACTTTTTCGCTCTGGCCCATAATGAACCCATCAGAGACATGTGCTGCGTGTCAGCCGCAAGCGCACTATCCACACTCTCAAGAACGTCACGCGTGATATTCTTCTTATCGTACGCGGAGAGTGATCCCTTAGGGTCTATCAGCTTATCGAGAACTTTTGTTAATTCAGTCCTAGCACTCTGAGTCGTTCCAGTTCGGAAGTCCGTTTCTCGCTGAGTGTAGTACTGCTGCTTTTCCTTCTCGTACTTCTCGTTCTTCTCCGGTTCCTTGGGCGCTGCGATTCTGACATTCTTGTCAACGTCGAAGTCCCCGAAGATTTGCTTGTGAATGTGGAGAATACTGTTCTTCAGATTCTCATCATTCCCTGCCCGGTTTGCAATCGTCCGAAGAACATGCTTCAGGTACGGCTGCGTAATTCTCTGGAACAGTTCAGGCCGAGTCTTAGCCAGAGTCGGAAGAAAGCGGTCAGTGAAATCCGTAGCTGTCTTCCTATCGTACTGCTCAAGAATCTCCAGGTATGCATCAGGATCACCTGAAGTAATGTTCTTCTCGACAGCCCGATAGTTGCCTAGCTCCTCTGCTGCGTCTTTCGCTTCTTCTGCAGTCGGGAAGATTTCCCTGTACGCCTGTTCCTGAAAGACAAGATTACGCATACCCGGAAACTTCTTGAAGAAATCCGGGTCATACTTCTTGATCTGCGCGTAAGTCGGACGGTCCGGGAAGTTCCCTAGCTTCTGCTCATCATCCTCGGGTTCTTCGTCTTCGCCTTTCTTGCCTTTCTTAGGCTTCTCTTCATCCTCTTCGTCTGATTCTTCGTCTTCGTCTTCGGCCTCGTCCTCGTCTGAATCTTCGGGAGCTTCCTCATCTTCAGTCCCCGGCTTAATCTCTTCAGCCTCATCAGGACTGTCGAGGATTTCCATATCTTCCTTGTCACCAAACGGAGAACTAACTTGTCCAGGCATGTTTTATTCCTTAAACTCCTAGGCTACTGTACTAGGAGACGCTGATTCTGGGGCAGTCCCAGGTGGTGTACCGCCGCCTTCTGTTGCAGTCTGCATCTGCATAGCGGCTAGATGACTCTTCAGATGGGCTAGAACATTCGCATAGCCCTGAGGATTCTCTGCTTTCAAATCCTGACCTGCCGTACTCTGAAGGAAATCCCGGCAGACCCTACCTTCCGTTACATGATCATCGAGTTCCGGGTCAATTGGAACTGAGGACTGCGGAGGGTCCATAGACTGAGGACCGCTCTGCATCAGAACCTGAATCTCCATGTACTGCTTGAGTCTAGACTTCTGTCCCGGCAGATTCAGTTCGGGAAGTCCGATTAGTTGCGCGATGAACGTAGCATTCTCCGGAGTCAAGATAGCTTCGTTGATCTCTGGAATGCCCATCTTGATCAGTTCCGTCAGAGTATCCCGCTTCTGCTGCCAAGTAAGTGGGAAGCCCTGATTAGGATCTGGCTCTACTGAACCAATCCGCCCGTTCTCTGCGTCACTCCTGACTACCTTGTTCAGAGTCAGCTGATTGTCCTTGACCGAGAAGTACTCATCCTCGACCAATCCCTTTACCATCTCCGGAACTGCACGTCCCAGCATCTTAGCCCACCATGCGGCTAGAGCTTTATAGGGGGTCATCAGTCTCTGAAGGGCCTGCTGTCTTGAAGCTGCGTATTCTGCATAGGTCTTCGAGCCTCCCTGCAGAGTCCCTCCGTAGATTGAAGGGAATGCACCGACAACCAACTGACCCTTCTGCTCATTCCTCTGAGCAAACTTATCAATCTCCTGACTCATGATCGCAGTCTTTGTGCTGAAGAACATCTCAGAGACTGAACGACCCGGAGCGAGACTGACAGGATAAAGCTGACCCGGCTTGCTCTCAGTATTCCGGTACTTATCGAAATCGAGAACATCCTGCTGAACGAACGTCTGACTAATCCCCTGCTCCATAGTCTGGAGAGTCAGGTTCGTGATCTCGTTCTCGATATCCTGAATGTCTACGAGCGGCTTACCCATCGGGTCAGGATGGATGTGCGAGCTAGTCGGATGCTCAAAGAGAGTCCAATGGTCGTCCATTGACTCATTGCGAGCTTTCAGACAATCCCCATTCACGAAGATAGCATACGCTCCGTCAGGGAAATCTTCGAGAAGTTCCTTGCCTTCCTCAGTTGAATTGTAAAAGAGCGCAGACTTTCTCAGCCAGACTCGTTTAACCGTAGCAAGATGCCCCTCAACTTCTTCAAGCATCTGTGGCTGTCTGGCGTTCTTCTCATCTCCTGAGTCAGAATCTCCATACGGAGCCGCTTCAAACTCATGCTCGTAACGAATCTGTGAAAGATGCTGCTCCATCTCCAGAACAAGATACGGAGTAGTAGCCTGACTCGTTGCATAAGGAGCGACCTTTACGTGGCTGACTCCGTAGACTTCCATGCACTCCCGAGTCTTCATTTCCTTCGTCGTCCCGATAACATCCGGAACGTTCTGCTTGATGACCTCGGTCTGAGGATCAATCAGTCTCTTACACTCAGGGCACCGAGTTCCAATCTGGTTCCGAACTTCTACTTCCTGCGTCTCAGGGTTCAGCTGGTTAGCCTGAAAGGAAGTATTCTGAATCTGACTCTCGTCCAGCAAATATCCGCATTCGGGACAGGAGTGCTGCTCATACTCAATCTCCCGCTCGCCCCACTTGTCCCGGTCTACTGAACCGTACTCATAGCTCTCATGCAGGTAGTTGTAGCCTGCAAGAAAGCCCTGAGTCCAGAGGAGATAGACAGCTTTCGCGAACATCATCGGAGCTTGATTGTGCTTCTGAATCAGCAGCGATGCGTTCGTGTAGTTCTGTGCGGTACGAATGTCGTCAGCGTTCTCAGCGTTATCCGGCGTGAAGATGACAGTCGGAATGTCAATCGTCATCGCTGCGATAATAGCTTCTCCGTGGGCTCGATAGATGTTGATGACCTTGGTATAATACGCATCATCATCGTTTGCGTCAGGGCTCTCCAAGAAGTCTCGGTAGTCCTGAGCCGAAGCTTCCCAGTAAACATTCTGATGCCCACGGAAGTAGTATTCTCCTAGCTTGGCAAGACGAAGCTGGTAGCCTCGGGCAATCTCATCTTCTTGCTCGAAGCCTTTGATGATTTCCCAGAGCTTCTTTCCATGCTTCTCTGCTAGGTTCATTTCTTCTTACCGTTCTTCAGGTTCTTGAACTTCTCCGGAGGGCTAACCTTCTCGAAGAGTCTCGGCTTTGCTTTCTCTTTCGACTGAGGCTTACCAGTGAAGGACTTCATAGCCATCATTGGAATCGTGAGGGCTTTGACCTTCTCCTTCTCAGTAGACTTTGACTTGCTCGCTGTCTGGGGCATCTTGTTTTTCCTCTAAGGCGGAGAGTTCATCGAGCACCTTATCCTCGGCAACTTCAATCTCTCGCTTCCAGTATTCCTTCCGCTCCTGTATGTAATCTGGGATAGGAGCGGACTTGGAACGTTGAAGGGAGAGGCGTTCTAATTCAGCGCGTCGCTGGTCTGCAGACTTCCGTCCTCGTAGACTGATCGGGTCCTGAGAGGATGGCATTTGAGCAGGCCGGTTATCTCCAGGACTTCCGACCAGCCTACGAAGTTTGGCGTTGGCTTTTCTTAACTCCTCACGGAGGTAGAGGACTTCTGATTCTAGCGCCAATTCTGCTGAACTGGCTTCGATAGGCTGAGGTTCCTCGATCAGCCAACGCCAAATTTTTACTATCACTTCCGTCTCCGTCTCTGATACATCCGGACTCCGAATGAGCCCCTAGCCTTAGCCTCTTGAATCTCAGCTATCCTGTAGAGAGCCGTTTGATTATTGGCCCCAGCTAGGACTGCCCGTACTCTCTCCATACGATCCTGATTCTTCCCAGCCTGCATAGCATCCGTCATGTAGAGTGCTGCAGCTTTGATCAGGTATCGAATGTTATCGTACGAGTCATCGGTCGAAAACGGAGCTACGTCTTCTTTGTTCGACTTGCTATACATGCACAGCGGAATTGTACTGATCAAATCCGTGCATGTATTAAAAATCTGCAGTCTAGGCAAGTTAGCTTCCGGAAGTGGCATGTCGAAAAGCTGCACGTACTTCCGATACTCATCCTGCCCATACTGCCTGAAGATCATATCCGCCATAGAAGGGTCATATTCCCCTATATGATTTTTATGACCTAACGGCTTGCTAGTCCAGCGAAGATAGTCCTGAAGAAGAATCTTCCCTGAGACTCTATCGTTATCTGCGATGTCCAGAATCCGAGAAAGATCCGAACCGATGTGCTCTGAGAATTGCTCGAAGATTGTACGTTGTCCGAGGTTCTTCTTAGAGGAAGGGTCGATTCGGATCAGCTTGAGATTATCCTCACCGATAGCTACCTGACGAAACTGCTCAGACCAAAGAGCGATCTCAACTCCAGCCTTCGCATACTCCCGATAGACATAGACTCGTCCCTCAGGAGAAATCGCACCGAAATGAAAGACAGTCTTTGCTGCGAATCCCCAATCTAGTGATGCAACTTTCGGCCACCAGAACGGGATTTCGAAGGGCTCAATAACGTGACAGGCGTTTTCGGGCTCTTCTTCTTGTCTTTCTTTACGGAAGGCAAAGACTTGGCCTTCGAAACTATGCCAGCTGCCTTCTTTTTTGGCGTCTCTTTCGGCTTTTGGGAGGAGGTCGAGCGTGTCGATGTAGTTAGGATCGGCATGCTTGTTATCTGCAAGCTTCGCGGGGATAAAGATCCGCTTATTCTTTGGGTTCCTTTTGTCAACCAGAAGTGCATAGCCGGTCTCCGCGGGTTTTACGAATCTCTTGTAAACCCAATCATGTCCAATGTTTCCCGGATTAGTAGCTGAACGAGCAACTGCTGGGAGTCTCTTGGAGTCTGGTGAACGGAGACGGCTTCCTACCAAGTAAATGTACTGAGCTTCAGTGAAGTGAGTCAGCTCGTCGAATGCTACGTAACAAAGCTGACCACCATCGTACCGAGTAATGTCCTTCTCATGCTGCGCGTATCCGAAGCGAATCGTAGCACCAGAAGGGAACTTCCAAGTCTTCTTGCCTTCGAGATACTTTGCTCCGAGTGGCTTGTAGTATTGCTCAGAGCGAGGTACAATTTCCTGATCTAGCTCGGGAAGAGTACGGCGGAGGATAATCCCTTTGAATAGAGGATGATCAGTCCATCCACGAATCGTAGGATAAACCAGAATAACATCAGTTTTACCCCCGCCTGCTGCTCCTCCATAGAGTCCCTCTCGAACAGTATCCGGAATTGCTAAGAAGTCCTTCTGTCTTTCGTGCGGCTCCCACCCGTAGAATTGGTTCTCTGTCCACTCAGGCTCTTCCTCCTCAATCTTCATCGGATTGAAAGGACGGCCCAGTTTGGGAAGGTCTGGGCCTCTATCCGAATCAGAAGGGTCGAAAAGCATAGCTAGCCACCGACTTCAATCTGCCGGTAACTGGACTCCTGCTGAACCTGAGGAACAACCAGAACGAACTGAGGCTTCTCTTCCCCGTCCAGTCCGAAGTTCTTCCGATGATTTGGGATTGTATTCGCCATGACTGCACTCATGTTTCGTGCAATCGTGGAAAGCTGGGAAGCGTCCATCTCACCCAAGCGGGTGTTATTGATCTGCTTCATTGCCATCGTGAGCTTACGAATAGCAAGACCACGGACCTTCCCTAGTTCCTGCTCAAGATTAGCCTGCATCTCAGGCTTTGGCTTTCCACCTACGTGACCGCGCTTGTACTCTGAGACCTGAGCTGGACTAATCCCATACTCCTGAGCGACAGAGCCGGGTTTAGTCAAATGCCCTTCGATTCCAACCAACTCCCGAAGAATCTGAGGCATAGCTCTCCCGCGCTGGCCTACCGTCTTCTTCGGCAAGTTCCCATTCTCATCGACAATCGAGAGCACGGAGGCAAGCAATTCCGCAGCGCCGTTCTCAACCCGAGCAGAATGGGAGTCCGCTGAGTCTAAATTCGCCGGGGAACAGCTTGCCTCCGCTTTTGATGCAGAGGAGAAAGAGCTTGCCTCCGCTTCAGGTTGGTCAGAGCAGGGATCCTCTTCAATCTCAACGAGAGCGACCTCTCCATCGTGAGAAGATTCGGGAATCACCACACTCTGACCAATCTTGTTCAGGAGGTTATTCTCGCTGGTCAGTCGAGAAAGAGCTTCACTCCGAGTGATTGTCTGCATATTCTGCCTCAGAATAAGAAATAAATGACCCCTAGTCCGCGAGGGATGTCAGAGGGTAGCATAATGCGGCGTACCTGTCAATAGCCTTGTTTCGCATTCTAAGGCATAAATCAGGCAGCCTCTCAGGAGGGCATAGGACGACCAGGGTCCGCCGGCGCTCGTCTCCTGTAGGGCCGTTTCCGGGGCAGGAACGGGCATCAGGCGCCCTGTTTACCCCGCGCACGCACCCGCGCACCCGCACGCGCGAGGGACTTTGTACTAATTCTAAAAAATTTCAAAATTCTAAATCCGAAATTCGAAAATCCGAAAAGCTAAAATGCAAAACGTCACGCGGGGTTGATAGCTCCACATTTGTGCCGCATGGGACCCGCTGGGACGGTGCATGGGTCGATGGTCTAGTCATGAATTGTACAGCGCTGAACAAAAAAATCACGAAATGCTCACGTTTCCATCACATCATCTGGCACACTTTGTGTGGAAAAGTGAGTTTGGCATCGGCCCGAGTTTTGCATGGGAATATGTGGCACTATTCTTGCAACGCGTGTGCGCAGGATTGGCACGGCAATTGCAAGATGCAACATCCATGCCGACGACTCCCAGCTCACTCTGCTAGGGCATTCGACCTAATGGCATGACTCTTGCTCTAACGCGCGCGCGGGTTCCTTTGTACGCGCACGCAGAGGCGCAGCTTTGTCGCACAAAGTATGCCAGACTCTTTCGCTTTTGGGGCGAAACTAGACCAAGGCATAGCGAAGCGAAAGGCGAAAGTCTAGAAGTCTGCCCTACGAATGACAAAGTGGGGCATTATGCCACAAAAGCTGACTTTTGTCGCCCTAGATGCGGATTTTCGCTTTCCATTCGCCCCAAGATGTGGTGTACCTTGTCATGCAAGACACCATCCCTTGTGGTTTTGGGGCTTGGCTGGCACCTTGCATCCTTAGGGGGCAGGCCGGGATTCCCCCGGTCGGAAGGAGTCGCCTATGCCTGATGTGTAGAATGCCCGGTTTCCAATTCGCGGCGGTAATCCGTCCTAGACGTAACTCCGCACGAACGGAATGCTTTCCGGGATAGTTCTTTGACAATGCGTGCGGTCCTGTGTGTCCGCCGATTATAGCACCGCCACATGTGCAACGGTCGAAACACTGTGGGTTAAGCGCTTGGTTTAGAGCCACGCTGGCATGTCGGTCCCATACGACAGCCAATCCTACGGAGTTGGGGCTTCTGAGGTGTCCCCTCTGCGATGATGGCGGGTAACGAATGGAATCATACCCATTCAACTCAATCCTCTCCTATGTTTGTGTGCAAGTAGGAAAGGCGAGTGAGTCTAATCGGGGGCTGGAAAGTCTGCGAGTCCGGTATGTACACTGCACCGAAGTCGTTCACGTTCTTGGTCCTGCTGTTCGGCTCTTGGAATACGCTTCTCGGTCATTACGAGATTGAGGCGTCGTCTGAGACTCAAGCGGTCGGCCGTGCGTTCAACTGGTACGCCGATGACACCTGCGGCAAGCCGCTGACCGAGAAGCAAGAAGTCAAGACATTCCAAGTCCACAAGAAGGCCGATGTCTCGTAACAATCGGCACCGCTGGTCACACTCGGATAACGGGCTCAGCCTCCTGTGGCTGGTCCTGATTATCCTGCCGTTCATCCTCACCACCCGATAACATCCTCCTTCTAGCCTCCGCTTAGACTCATTCGCCCTTCTCATCGTGCAATCAAGCACGGTAGGAGAGTAATCATGGCCGACACGATTCCCGTCACCACGAACAACGCGAAGTCCATCAAGGTGTTCTTCGAGTTGAACGGCGGCCGCAAGGTCGAAATGGCGGAAATGAAGGCTCTGTCCGCGGATGAGCGGGCCGAGTTGGGACGGTTGGCGCAGGCCGAACTCATCAAGCTCGGTCTGTAGTCCCTGAGAGTCGGTCACTCTGCATTCAGCCCTTGGTTCCCGCATGACTGCAACAAGTAGCCTCCGAGCTAACACCGCAATCGCCTCATCCGGGTAATTACAATCTGCTATCTGAGAGTGGCCGACTCGATTGGTACTGCAGGCAAACACAAACAAAGGAAAGTCTAATGGGATTGACACTCGATTGGTCGCGGGTTGCTGGTAATGCGAACGTCAAGAAAGTTCGGACCCGGAGAATCAACGCGGAGAGACACAGACTGCTCTACAACAAAGTCTGTCACCTCCTAGTTCCTCCAACTCTGGTCCGCACTCTTCCCGACGGCTCTCAGATTCAGATGACCCCGGCAATCTCAGTCAAGAAACGCAAGAGCAAGTAGTTCTCTGCTAGTGCTTTGGAATGCAGAATGTCCAAGGCACAATGGAGCGAACTAGCTCCCATAGGAGGATGAGGATGTTCAAAATCACTGGACTGTCTGGCTTTCACGTCAAGTTCAAGTCCGGCTATACGGTGAGCGTTCAGTTTGGACCGGGAAACTACGGTTCGAATTACGACCTCCCGTATGGTCCGGTTCGGGGCATGACTGAAGTGCCAGCGTCTGAGACTGCAGAGATTGCAATCTTCAATCCGGACATGGAATTCGTCCTGCTGGATGATGACCATGTGGACGGATACAGGAGCGCGGACTTTGTTCTCGAAGTCATGCGAATTGCATCCGAAGCAATGTCGGACGAGTGGGTCACGGTGGCATATCGGAACCTGCTCAAAGAACAACCCGGACAAGAATAAGTCCTGCCCTGTTCTCTGCCCTTAGACTAATCATCTGAGGGCAGGCTAGAGGGATGGACCCTCTGAAGGAGAGGGTGAGATGACAATTCCAAAGTGCCCAGCATGTGAGGGTGCAGGCGGAGACTGTCACGGTGAGTGTGACCATTGTCATGGGACTGGACAAAAGCCAGTCGAGTATCGGCATGTGAATGCTTATGCTTGCGACCAAGAATACGGTGGCCCGGAGGAAGGCGGTTGGTATTATGAAACCGGCCGAGTCCTCGGCTCTATCATGGTGGAGAATCAACCGTCCATGATTGAGCACGCGAAGGATACACTCAAGCTCATCTTTGCCAAGCAATTCGAAGGCAATCGTGACCGGCATTCTGTCATCGGCCAAGAGAACTTGGAGATTTATGTCGAAGATGAACCGGCTCGAGATTTCCCCGAGGAGACTCCCCACTATGAATGACCCTGAGAATCCTCCGGCTCTCATCATGGCCTGTCCATTCTGCTGCTGTCCGAAGGAGAATGGCTCTCTTGTCCGAGTGCATGTGATTTATCCTCACCCGCACAGCCAGAGTGAGAAGACTACAATCTGGTGCGAGAACTGTGGCGAGACAGCTACCATCGTCCGTCATCACCCCGACGACTTCCGTTGAGGGTGTAAGTTCTTCACTCCGCTCGGACCCGTGAAACTTTCTCTTGACAGGAGGCGACCGACCTGCTAAGATGGTCCTATCAGTTCGGGAGTGGCAAGGGCCGGCTACTCTCCGCAAGCGACTAGGCTCAGGACTCCGGCCGACCTGACCGGACAATTCAACCCACAAACGTAGGAGATTAGAACAATGAGTACCGTCACTGTTGACCCGAACAACGTCACTCTCGATGCCTTCAAGCAGGATTTCACGGAGGCAATCAAGGCCGGCGTAGTCTCGGGCGACCTCGCATTCGAAGCGGCCGATGTTACGGCAAAGGCCAGCGATACGGACAAGACTGGCAAGATGCCGTATCAGCGCGTCGTGGCCAAGACCATGAATGGCATTCTCATTCTGGCCGGTGGTTCTCAGGATGAACTGCTCAAGATGGTCACTGCGCAGTTCGATGCGCCAGTCCGAGCGAACGTGCGGAATGCAATCCTCCGCGAAATCGAGGGACCGGAAAAGGTTCTTCGCTCTATCGCAAAGAAGATTGCCACGAAGTACGGCAAGGATGCGGATGAAGTGTTCGCTCAGCTTCAGGCCAATCCGGCGCTCATCGACATCCTGACCTAATCAGTCAGGCTAGGATTAGTCAGACCGAACGTGGTCTCTAGACGATAAGTAAGTCTGACTAATCCGAACAGCATAGCGGCTGCACTAAAGCCTCTCATCTTAGTCTGCGTATGTCAGGCTCGGATGAGGGGCTTTGTTGTGTCTCTATGTCAGAGCACAGTTAGGAGAGGATAGAATGTGGGACCCGAATGAGGATGAAGTAGACCACGACCGGGACTGCGACATTCCTGAGGATGAGGAGGACGAGGACCTTGATTGTTCAGATTCCCGGTGGGATGATGACCTCTACGACGAGGAGAATCGTATCGACTTTGCTGACCCCGGAGGCAATTCCGCTCTTAGAGCAGCGACTCCAAGCAATCCCCGAAACCTGCCCTGTCCTAATTGTGGTAAACCGAATCGGCTTACTCCGGCGGATAGAGCAAGGGGTTATCAGTGCGACGAGTGTGCTGACCGCGCTGAGAGAGGCGGAGATTACTGATGTCTCTGAACTATGACATCACGGATGTGAAAGAGCAGCATCAGGATTTCGTGAGAAAGAATCTCTACAACTTCACGGTCTTGATGATGGTCACCGGCACTCACGCACTCAACGGAGAGGCAGACGTCAAGAAGTTTCAGTATCGGCTCAGGCTTTACACGAATGTCACCGGCAACGATTGGTCTGAACTGTTGGAGGTAGCCCATCGTTTCATGGGCACAAGCACAAACGTAGGACAAGAGACTGACGGAGAGTTCAAGCGCAGGATGGTCAAGCTCCTAGAAGAACGAACGGAGCGCGAACACATGCGAATGCTTAGACTCTTGGCAGGTGAGTCAGTCTAAAACATAGGGGGAGGGGGAGTCAATCGGTTCTACCCCGATTCTACCCCGGTTCTGCGTCAATTCTACCCCGATTCTACGCAACGGGAAACTCACTTCCTGCTACGGAGAGTAGGCGGAAACGAGCAGAAACCCTTAGACTCCCTCCCT